AAACGTGTTATAATCATAGTATGAGAGAAGAAAATGAATTGTCCAGAATGTAATGCAGAGGGAAGAATGAGTAAAAGCGTTGTTCCTCCGACGAATGAGGAGTTGGCGCGCCTGGCACATCTACACGGATCGTACCTACACGGATCGGTGGTGGTCTGTGAACTCATAACGGCAACACTGAGAGAGGAAGCGGAGGGAAAATGAGCACACCGAGTAGCAGAACTATTATCCTCCTGAAGCAGCAACTCGCCGCGGAGCGGGAACTATTCGATGAACTGTTCGCGCGCCTGACCCCGATACAGCGCGCCTTGTTACACGCGACCAGTGCGGACGACGCGCGAATAAGCCTACGGATCGCATCCTGCCGGATCGGTGGTGGTCTGTGAACTCATAACGGCAACACTGAGAGAGGAAGCGGAGGGAAAATGAGCACACCGAGTTTCGTGGAGCGCATCGAAACTCTGGAGAAGCAACTCGCCGAGGCGATGGATTACCACTTCAGCAGTATAAATACCTTTATGAAACGTTTACAACAAATAATATTAGAATGTAATGAATCCGAAATAGATTCCTTACTGAAAACACAAGGTTTTGGTAATAAACGAACTGGTGAAGATAAACATGTAACCTTTGACCATAAGGATAGTAAAAAAAATCAATTCCTGATTGATTATGATGGTAAAGAATGGCATCATATGAAAGATGGAGTGGCTAAAAAAGTTGGTAAATTAAATCCTGATGGAATCGGTGAGTTGAAAGATTATCTTCAAAAGACTTAATGGGCTGATCTTCTAACTGATAGGAACACCGGCTTGCACCCGGAAAATCGGAGTTTAAATCTCCGTCGGTCCACCAAATAATTCCATGAGGTTTGAAAATGATACTTGACAACTAAATAGGTTTATGCTATAATAGAATTTAGTAAAGAGTTTATAAGTTTCGGGGTGTAGCTCAGTTGGAAGAGCGCCTGATTTGGGATCAGGAGGCCGCAGGATCGTGACCTGCTACCCCGACATTTGGAAGGTAGTTCAAAGTCTAACGTGCTGTGGATTACCTTCCGCATATAAACTTAAAAACGGAAATATTGTTGTCCAAAACATTTAATAATAGGAAAAATCGAAGAATATGTTAAGAACAACTATTCCCCCTAAATATAGATGCACCAAATGTAAGAATGAGTGTCTACATAAAGTCCGTAATGGAGATTTATATTGTTGCATGTGCCAATCATATTGTGATCCGGATGAACCGGAAGAACAACATTTATTAGAATATGCTTTATATTCGGATGAAGTTATAAGTTGGAAATCTAATAAAAATAGTACTTGACAAATAGTTTGGAATGATATATAATAGTATTGTTAGTCGTTGAGTGATGTTTAACTCTGAATCGAAGTTTGAAGCGATTTTGGACGCGGGTTCGAATCCCGCCGCTTCCACCAGGGTCCTCAATTAGGAATTGTACTAGTCTTTTCATGTTCTTAGAGCGAGTGGCTAAGAGAGTGGAATGTTGAATGGAGGTTATACCGGTTAATTACCAGCCATTTCAACTATCTTGAGAGTAATGCCAGCTTCTTTTAATACATAAAATAATTGAGGGCCCTGGTGGGGGCGTAAGGCATTCGACAAGATCGAATGGGGCGGAGAAAGACTGACTAGTGGGACGTCCACGAGAAAAACGTAAACAATAAAGGCTATTAATACTAAGCCACTTGTTATGGCCGCAAGCGCCTAAATGAGGGAGGTCGGCTGGGAACCTTCTAATCAAATCCCAGCATTTAATATTATGGATTCTTTTCTTAATCTCAGAGGAATTAATAAGGCGATGTACATATAATGTGGACTCTATGTGATGGACATGATTATTGTGATAGATGCGGATTTATACGTGCAGTTAAAGAGGGTTACGATTTCAATATCGATGATAAATTGAAAGAAATTTATCCCGATGGAAAATGGGGATATTATTGTGAAGAATGTTGTAATTTATTAGGATAAAAAATATGAAAGACAAATTAATTGTAATCGGAATTACTAGTCTCGTTACTTATGGAGTTTTCTATTTACTTTTACAGGTAATTCAATGGAGTTCATAAAATTGACTCCTGATAAATTTGCGGTTGAAATTGAAACTATCGTCCGACATAGGAGATTAAACTATATCGATGCCGTTACTTTCTTTTGCTCATGTAGAGGATTAGACGTGCTTGATATTACTCCTTTTATCAATTCCGTAATTAAATATAAAATTCGTTTAGATGCGGAAAGATTAAACTTAATTAAAGCCACTTCAAAGTTACCTATATGACTAAACGAATTTTATTATCATCGTTTTTCGGAGAGATGATGCCTAATGTCCTCATTTGAAGCCTTTCAAGTTTATATTGCGTTAAAAGCCCACTTCTCAGATAACTCCTCTTACGACTTTTTCAAATACTCCGGTAAAACGAATGTTACCAGAGTTTCGTTCGAAAAGCGTAAAGACCGGTATTTCTTTGAGAAACTAGCGAAGAAATTTACTAGGACTGAGCTAATAGATTTCTTCGTAGCTAATTTCATTTCACAGAATCAACCTTCTTGGGTTGGGGATTTGCTCTTAAATACTGATTCTGAAGCACTTTACCTTGCTTGGAAAAAGCGGGCAGACGCTATTTCTTACTATTTTATGCGCGATATTGATATTCTACTATCATCGATTAGATTCAATGCAAAATCCTTCAAAAGCCTTTTTGAGTATTCAGGAAAAGATTTTCAAATGTTTCCGTTAATTATAACATATTGTTTTCAAAAGGTTATTTCTTTAGAAACGTTGATTATATTGGATGAGATTTTTGGATTTTTGAAACATTATAACGAACATTTTAAAGGTAATATTATTTGGGTAGAAAGGTATAATTCGATACAAAAATACCGACCCTTTATAAAATGCGATATAAATAATATTAAGCAGGAATTAAAAAAGAAGTTGACAACCTGCTTATAATGTAGTATAATAGATTATATTATGAGTACCTAGTGAATAATTAAAATACAAAAAAATAAAAGGTACATATGGATTTCGCACAATTAAAGAAAAATAAAGATGATGTCCGTAAAAAGCTCCAAGAACGTATTGAGGGCTTAAATTCCAAAGCAAACTTCGCTGATGACCGTTTCTGGTCCCTAAAACGAGATAAAGCCGATAATGGTAGTGCCGTTATTCGTTTTTTAATGGCTCCTGAAGGAGAAGATTTTCCATTTATTCGTTATTTCACACACCAATTTAAAGGTACCGCTGGATGGTTATTTGAGAATTGTTTAACTTCTCTCAGCGGTAGAGCTTGCCCCGTTAGCTAATAGCGGCATTAAAAAGTAATTTTTAATGAAAACTCTGTTAATTGCTGGAAAGTCCTTAAGTTAAGGCACCACACAAGTCATAATATAGAGTTAACCTGAAATGTATTGGTATAAATAGTTTTATGGATAACAAAATATTTAAATGCCTTGTTGATAATAGTGAATTTACTACGTTAAGGGGTTTGTGTAATAGGTTGAGAAAATTGGGTATAAAATCAAAAGAATATTATGATATGTTCTTAAAAGAAGAAAATGAGGATGTTTGCCGTTTTGATGGATGTAATAAAGTTGTTTCTTTCAAAGGTATTTCTGATGGATATGGAAAGTATTGTTCGGATATTCATGCTTGTAAATCGGAAGAACATAGAAAATCTGTTAGGGATAGATTTGTTAATGATCCTCAAAAATTAGAATCTTTTAAATTAAACATACGAAAAACCTTAAACCAAAAAACACAAACTTATTGGGTCTCTTTATTAGAAAAAAGAGAAAAAACAATACTTAATCGTTATGGGAATAATTTTCATTCGGAAAAAACCAAATTACAATGGTCAAAAAAGGATGAATTTGAAAGAAAAGCGATTTCGGAAAAGATTATGAAAACTAAGGAAAAAAGTAGTTGGTATAAATCATATAATTTCTTTGGAAAAGAAATAAAGGTACAAGGATATGAATGGTTTGTATTGGATATTCTTATTAACGATTTCAACTTTAATAACAATGATATTAAAGTTGGGATTTCTAATGTTCCTAGTTTTATTTACGGTAATTCTACTTATTATCCTGATATTTATTTGCCTCATTTACATTTGATTATTGAAGTAAAAAGCCAATATACTTTGGAAAAACATTATCAAAACTGTATTGAGAAAAAGATGGCAGTAGAAAAAGAAGGATATATATTTTTATTTGCTGTTTTTAATAGAATCAGAAAAACAAAACAAGGTGTTAAGTTTCGAAAGGAAGAACTTGAAAGGTTTAAAAAGTCTTTAAATTGGATAATCAGCAGCCAAGCTCCTAAAGTTAAAAACTATGGAGAAGGTTCAACGACTATGGGTATACCAGTAGAGAGTAGTACTCTCGAAATGCAGAGCACCCTTTAAAGGGGTGGTGATATAGTCTGTCCTTATATGAAAATATAAGAGGTTAAATGGAAACGATTTAACCGCAACATAAGAGTTGTGAAGCAAATACAGTTCTTTGGAATACTGAAGTAAAAGCAAACCAAGATATTGTTAGAGGCCGTAAAAGAAAACTCATCTATGTTAGTAATATTTTGGTAGTTAGTGATCCTAAAGAACCTGCAAATAATGGTAAAGTTTTTCTATTTAAGTTTGGACAAAAGATATTTGAGAAAATTAACGATCTTTTGAATCCTGCTGAAGATAGTACAGATCAACCTATTAATCCATTCTCTTTCTGGGATGGCGCAAACTTTAAGCTTCGTGCTGGTAAAGTATTAGGATATGTTAATTATGATAAATCTATGTTTGATAATCCTTCCGCTTTGTGTGAAGGTAAGGATGCGGAAATTAAAAAGATTTGGGAGAAAGAATATCCTCTAAGTGAGTTTACCAATGAAAAGAACTTTAAGTCCTATGATGAATTAAAGGCCAGATTCTTAAAGGTTGTTGGTAATGTTAGTGGTTCTGCTAAGAGTGAGACAATTGAAGATGAATTAGAAGTGGCTGAATCTAAGCCGAAAAAAGTTAAGGCCCCAAAGAAATTAGAAAAAGAGTCAGAACCTGAGTCTGAAAAGGATAGTGATGAACTACCTTGGGCTACAGGGGAAGGTGATGATCTATCTTATTTCGAGAATTTGGCTAAAGCTTAAAAACCACCGCCGAAGGCCTGACGCATAATTTGCTCATGAGTTGATTCGGTTCCTCTAGGATTAGCCGGAGTAATCATAGTATTATTTTGTACACTAGTGTTTTGTTGGCTAGTTTGCACCACAACCGGTTGTTGAGGTTGTGGTGCATTTCTTTGTTCTTCAACATTAACTGAAGCGGTGTAGAGTTGTTTACCTGTTTGAGGAGATTCAATTTTTGCTAGTTCAACTGTAGGTTTAGGACTAGGCACAGTTATACCTTCGTCGTTTTTAAAAATTCTTTGTCCGGGGTCACCTCCCATACTTATTTTTTCATTTTCTATTCTATTCCATAATCCTTGGTCACCTCTATTTTTACTGCCTTCAAGATCCAATGCCCTAGAAGAAGCTATTCTATTTGCTAATTCTTTATCAGACATACTATCAACCACTTGTTGATTTGCGCCTGAAAATGTGCTTTTAATTATATTGGCTGCGCCTTGATTGCCCTTATTAATAGCCATTGATGCAATTCCGGATTGAATTTTCAATGATTTTTTTGAAAAATCTAAACCGGTTTGGCTCTTTACTAAAGAGAAAACTGGTTTGCCATATAATTCTAATATTCCTTCATCCTGCGCTTTATGAAATTCCTTATTATTTGCTAATGCTTCCCATGCTGCAACAAATTTAGGCGAATTTTTTTGTGCGGCAGGGATACCACCAGCATCGTAAAGAATTTTTGCAAATTTTGGATATTTTTGTTTGAGAAAAGGTAAGAATTCTTTTAATCCATATAATGAATGAAATTGATATGCTCCATATGAATATCCTTCTCCATCTTTATTATTCTTACCATAAGCTTTAATATCTGCGGCACTACCTGTCTTGGGACCAGTTTCCGAAATTCTAGCCATGGTTAGAAGATCTTTTCCTACAGGATCTCCCCGTTGTCCTTTTTCTCTTTCTACATTAGATGTTGTTTTACTATCAGATGGTGGTATTGGTGCTATAATAGGTTGTCTAATTTTTTTCCATTTTTCTAAAGCTTCCTGACGTTGGTATCTTATTGCTTCATTAGAAGGGGGAGGAGTTGGTGGTTTAATTACATCCTCAGGTTTTGTTGGTATTCCCGTTTCTCTCGCTAGTTTTTGTTGTTCGGATATTGCTTTAATTATAGCTTGATTTTCAGGATTATTTTCTACCATTGGTACAATTGGATTATTAGCAACATCATGCATTGCCTCACCGAACCGATTTAAGACATTAGTTGAAGATGAAGCACCTATATCTTCAAATGTAAGTTCGCCTTGGCGCTTTTTACCAAAAATTTTATCATTAACTTTATCTAGCCAACGTCCAGTAGTCTTGGCCATACCAACGAAACCACCCATCGTTTTTTGGGTTTCTGTATCAAAAGATGGATTTAAAGTTTGTTTTTGAGTATCAATATCATCATAACCTTCTTTAAATCCTTTATATAAATCGTATGCTGCCGCAAGGGCCACTGCAAATGCCGTAAGTTTAAGAGCCATCATAGCTCCTAATGAACTAATAAAACTTAACCCCCATTTAGCCATCTCAATTGGTAAATTAACAAACGGATTATTACTTGTTAATTTTTTAAGAAAATCATCATCAAAGATTCCATTTTTATCTTTTTTCCTTTTTTCACCAACAACTCTTTCCGTTTTACCTTTTAATTTATCAGTAAGTTTGCCTTCATAATCTATATCTTTGGATTTTATCCCAGACATTTTCTTAACGCCCGCAGCTATTACCGTCAAAAGTTTAGTATGCTTGTTTAATATACCTGCGAGACTTTTAGGTGCTGGATCCGATTTTGATGTTTTTCCGCTATCTTCGATTTCATTTGTTCCAGAATTTATATCTTTTTTTTCTTTTCTGGATAATTTTACTTTTCTATAGAACCGTTTTGAAGATCCTCCAAAAATACTAGTATTTTCTTCCGAATCCCATCCAGACTTAGGATCAGTAGATTGTGGTTTTGCTATAGGTTCTTCGTCAACTTCGCCTTTTTTCTTTCTACGTTTCTTTTTAGGTGGTTCTTCCTCTTCAGGCTTATTTGCATGATATATTGTTGTTTGACCAAACATACCTAAAGGTTGTTTTTCAACATCTAAATCGGGTTTCGGAACATCTGTTTGTGTATCTTGTAATTCTGGAGATTCTTCGGTATTTTCTACAACTTTTTTACCACCTTCAAAAAATCCCTTTGCTTTACTTTTTAATCTACCAAATATTCTGTTGGCTATATTTTCTTTTGCTGCTTTTTCTTCTTTAGGGATATCTTTGGTTTCAGATATAGGATCATTACCTATAGATGATTTGACATCAAACCCGGCTAATTTTGGTTCTTTAGGTTTTCGAGTTTTCTTCGGTTTTTCTATAATTGCTGGTTCACTTATAGGTTCTTTAACTTTTTTAACTCTTTTTGGAGCTTCTTTAGGTTCTTTTGGTTTTGGAGTTTTCTTCGGTTTTTCTGGTTTCGGAGCCGCTTTAGGTTCTTCTGGTTTTGGTGCTACTTTAGGTTCTTCGGATTTTGGAGCCGCTTCAGGTTCTTCGGATTTCGGAGCCGCTTTAGGTTCTTTATCCTTTTTAGGTACAAAATCTAATCTGGAAAGAGAAAATAAACCTTCTCCTTTTTTTTCTGAAAAATCCGCTTTTATTCGTTCGGTTCTTTCTTTTCCTTCTTTTTTCAACTTAGCCGCAAAACTATCCGTTTTTTCTTTTACTGATTCCGCCGGTTTCACCACAGAAGGTTTTAAAGGTTCCGCTGGTTTAGGAAGTTCCGATTTAACACGGGCCTTATCTATTTCAGCTTTTTTTTCAGCCGCTTTTTTTTCAGCCGCGGATATTTTATCTTTCTCTACAATTCTCCTTTGTAAATCGTCCACCTTTTTAGCGTGAGCTATAATTCCTTCTTTTGTTGGACGACCATCGCTTCCTGTTGGAGTAGGTGTATAACTCATCGCGAGCATTTGATCTTCTAATGACATTTTTTCTTCAGGTTTTGTAGGTGGTTTTGGAGTACTCGGTAAATATCTACCGTCTGGGCCTTTTTCTAAGATTTCTCCATTAGGTCCATACTTAGTAAATTTCATTTAGAAACCCCTCTCCTGCCTTTTCTTTTCTCGTTCTTCTTTATCTTTTAGGTACTGATTCAATAATTCAATATAAATCACTCTTTCCCAAGGCATCATATCCTCTAATTCATGCAAACTATACTTATGGTGTTGTACCATGGCAAAATTTGTCAAATAAAAATTACTCAACGTATCATGACCAAACACTAGTCGAAAAAACTTTGAAGGTCCTCTAATACCAAAGTTTCTTTATATCCACATTTTCTGCAAAGAAATGGAATTTCTATCTTTATTTTAGGAAGATTATCTAAGAATTTTTCAATCAATTCAAATTTATTTTTCGGCATACTTTCGAGGAATTCATTTAATTCTTCATCAGTAAATGTGGTGTAAACTTCTTCTCCATCCACAACACAATCAATACATTGACCTATAGATGCAAATATATCATCGTATTTATTACCGGTTGATTTGGCCAATAATTCTAAAATTTCAAATGTTGGATATTTTAACTTAAGTGCCATTGTAGCAGATAATTTAATAAGAGAATAATCCTGTTTTGGAAATTCTACTTGAACTTTATCTAAAGGTATAAGAACCTTTTCGCTATTACCACACTCTTTAGCATCCACAATATTTTTACAAACAAATCTCGTTTCTAAAACTTCTCCAACGGACTTGGATCTTAATTGTAAGAAAATGTATTCCAAATCAAAAAGCGGTAATTTATCTATATCCAATTTTTCATTTAACAAACAGTTCTTTATAATTTGTCTCATGGCTCTTATCATTTCGGATGAATCTTTACTTTCCGCAGCCATAAGAAGGATCTTTTCTTCTTTCACTAAGAACGGTCTAAATTGTATTTTTTCTTTTTTCGATGGTAAAATCAACTCATAAGTTGGTACCACTATTTTTGGCAAAGACATATTTTATTTTCCTTTTATACTCCCAAAAAACCAGGCATATTAGCATAATTCGTCATCATTTCATCTAAAGTTTCTTCCATCCTATCACCATCTACCATATTGAAATTAACATCTGATGATACCACACCGTATTTTAATCCTTTTGTAACCCATTTTCTGAAAGCGAAATTAACTTGTACGCGATGGAATCTATCTTGAATTCCGTAACTTAAATCCATCGGATTAATAAATGTTGGAAAAGCATCATATAACTCAATAGTATATGTAGGTTTTACATAAAACCACGTATCAGTATTTGTCATGCCCGATAATGTTGATCCCACTCTACCTGGTATCCAATTAACTATATCAGACGCATATCCCAATACTCTATTAACAGTATTGGTTGTTTTTGAAATTACATCATTTATTTTTCCAGCACCAGGTATCATACCTGGAGATAAAGATAAGTCATCATATTGTTCAATAGTTATTGATGTGGAATATTCTTTTAAAAAATTCTGTTCGTTG